GCCGGGACGATTCCGGTGGATGTGGCTGCCAAGCTCTTGATGGTCACGCCGGAATGGGTCCGACGACTGACCAAGGACGGCTGGATCGCGAAGACCGATCGTGGCCGCTACCGCGTGGTCGATGTGGTGCAGGGCTACATCCGGTTCCTGAAGGACGAGGCGCGTCGATCGAGCAAGACGGCGTCGCTCAGCCGGCTGCAGGACATTCGTACCCGCAAGGAGGAGCTGGCGGTCGCGCAGACCGAGCGAGAGCTCGTGCCACTGGTGGAAGCCATGACGCTGGTGGACGAGGTGGCGGGCGCCGTGGTCGCGCGGGTCAATGCGATTCCCGCGCGCTTGACCCGCAACATTGAGCAGCGGGAACAGCTGCAGCGAGAAGTGGATGATGCGCTCAGCGAAGTGGCCGACCGCATCGCAAAACTCGGCCGCTCTTATCGAGCGGATGACGAGGATCCTGCGGCCGACGAAGAAGGTATCGACTGATCATTGGTCGCGGGAGAACCGGGTCTACCCGCTTTCCTCGGGCTGGCCGGGGCCGAAGGATCCGGCGCTCACCCCTTACATGATCCCGTTCATGCGGGCTTTCGAGGACGCGCGCTACAACACCGTGGTGTTCGTCTGCGGGGGCCAGATGGGCAAAACAGATAGTGTCATCGACGTGATCCTGTCGCGGCTCGATCAGCGTCCGGTGCCGATCATCTACGCTGGCCCCGATCGCAACTTCGTCACCGACCAGTTCGAGCCGCGGTTCGACGATGCGCTCAACCGATCGCCAAGCTTGTCGGTGAAGCTGGCGCGCGGCAAGAAGAACAAGAAGACCCGCAAGATCGTCTCCGGCGTGCCGGTGCGTCTGGCCTGGGCAGGCTCTGCGAACCAGCTCAAGTCGGATCCGGCGGGCTTGGCCATCGTCGACGAACGCGACGGCATGGCCAAAAACATCAAGGGCGAAGGCGACCCTGTGCGTCTGCTTGAGGTCCGCGGTGATACCCATGCCGACTTTACGCTTGGGGTGACGTCGACGCCGACCGAGGGATCGGTCGAGATCGAGAAGGACGAGGCAACCGGGCTCGAGTTCTGGAAGGTCGTGGACCAAGATGACATCGCGACCCTCGACAGTCCGATCTGGAAGCTCTGGCAGCGCGGCACCCGATATCACTGGGCCTGGCCGTGTCCGCACTGCGAAGACTACTTCATCCCGCGGTTCGACTGCCTGGTGATTCCTAAGGTCGACATCACGCCGAAGGGCGGCAAGGAGAGTATCGAGTGCGACGCCACTGCGATCGAGGCGCGTCGGCTGGCTTTTCTGCAATGCCCCAATTGTGACGGCGTCATCGAGGAGAAGCACAAGTTCGAGATGAACGCCCACGGCGTCTATGTCGCGCCAGGGCAGCGGATCGAACCGGATGGCCGTGTGATCGGCGATCCGCCGGATGGTACGACCGTGAGCTTCTGGGTCTCGGGGTTGGCGTCGCCCTTCGTATCGTTCGGCGAGCGTGCCGGCCGCTATGTCGAGGCGTTGAACTCGGGCGACCAGGAAGAAGTCCAGACCGTCATCAATGGGGGGTTCGGAGAGCTGTGGGCTCCGGCCGGCGGTGACGCGCCGGAATGGGCCGACGTGGCGCGGCTCAAGCTGCCCTATCAGTCGCGCGATATCCCGGCAGGGGTGCTGCTGCTGACCGCCGGCGTCGACGTGCAGAAGAACCGGCTGGTCACCGTGGTCCGCGGCTGGGGCGTGCGCCAGGAAAGCTGGTTGATCGAGCAAAACGAGATCTGGGGCGAGACCGAGCACGGCGATGTCTGGGTCGATCTGGCCGAGATGCTGACACGACCGTTCGGCGATCTTCTGATCCGCCGTGCCTTCATCGATTCAGGCTTCCGCCCCGGCAAGAAAGACGAGGTGCCAGAGCACCGAGTCTACGAGTTCTGCCGGCGGCACGCGCGCGTTGTTTATGCGGTGAAGGGGTTCGACCATCGCGACCAGCCGCTGTCGGTCAAGCGCATCGACGTGACGCCCAAGGGCAAGGCTGCCAAGTACGGTCTTGATCTGGTTCGTCTCGACAGCGACTTCTTCAAATCCTGGGTGCACGAACGGGTGCGCTGGCCGGACGATCAGCCCGGCGGCTGGCATCTGCCAAGCGACACCACGGAGGCCTATTGCCGGCAGATCGTGTCAGAGGGCCGCGTCAAGAAGCCTTCCGGCGGCTACACCTGGGTACAGCGCTCGCGTGACAATCACTTTCTCGACTGCGAGGCGATGGCTTATGCGGCGGCTTACATGCTGGGCGTGCAACGCATCGCCGACACGGCGCAGCCACGACAGACAAAGCCGAAAGCAAGATCAGAGCAAACCGACACCGTGCGGCAGGTGAAGCCTGTGACCAGCGTCGCCGCCTTGGCGCGGCTGAACATGGGCCGATGAGATATGGCGACGGCGGCAGAGGTCACCCTCTGGCGGGCACAACTCGCCGAGGCCGAGGCCGCACTGCATGCGGTCGTGGTGCAGGGAAGCGTCGCGCGCATGCGCCATGGCGACAAGAGCATGGAATGGAACGCGCAGAACGTCAGTACGCTGCGCGGCTATATCGCTGAGCTGCGGAGCAAGCTCGGACTGAACGGTCGTGGCTTTGCGCGTCGGGTGAACTTCTGATGGCAAGTCTGCTTGGGCCTGATGGAAGTCCGGTCAAGCGTCCGGCCGCGCCGCGTTCCACGGCGCGCATGCTGGCGGCGGGCTATGCCGGCGCTTCGGTGACCGATCCGGATCTGGCGCAATGGCGTCCTCCGTTGTGGTCGGCGCAGACCGCGCTGTCGCCGGATCGTCCGGTGCTGGCGGCGCGGATCCATGATCTCGCCCGCAACGACGGCTGGGCGTCTGGTGGTGTCACCCGGCAAGTCGATGCCGTGATCGGCGCCGGCTGGCGGTTGTCGTCGAAGCCCAATGCGCGCTCGCTCAAGATCGATCCGGACGTGGCATCGGATCTGGCCTCCGACATCGAGGCAGCCTGGAAGGATTTTGCCGAAGACCCGGATTGCTGGTGCGACGCTGGCCGGCGCATGACCATGGGCGGGCTGCTGGCGCTGGCGTTCCGGCATCGCCTGATGGATGGCGAGGCGCTCGCCGCCATTCTCTGGCTGCCGCGCGGCGGACGATATGCGACTGCGGTTCAGGTCATCGATCCGGACCGGCTGTCGAATCCCTACAATGCGGTCGATAACTACTGGCGCCGGCAGGGCATCGAACTCGGCGAGCACGGCGAGCCGGTCGCCTATCACATTCGTCGGTCGCATCCCGGCGACCAGAACGTGTTCAATCCGATGTTCTGGACCTGGGAGCGGATCCCGCGCGAAACCAGCTTCGGCCGCCGGGTGGTGGTGCACGCCTTCGAGCCGGGTCGCGCCGGCCAGTATCGCGGCGTGTCGGTGCTTGCGCCGATCGTCAAACGGTTGCGGATGCTCGGGCGCTATGACGAAGCCGAACTGCAGGCTGCCGTCCTCAACGCGGTGATGGCGGCCTTCGTCGAGAGCCCGTTCGATCATGACCAGTTCGCATCTGCACTGGGAGGCGGCGAGGAGCTGTCGGCCTACCAGCAGCAGCGCCTCGACTATTACCAGGCCGCACCGATCAATGTCGGCGGCGCCAAGATCGCGTTCACATTCCCGGGCGAGAAGGTAACCCTGACCAAACCGAACCACCCGAACAGCGTGTTCGAAGCCTTCGAGCGCGCGAGCCTGCGCAATGTCGCAGCCGCCATGGGCATGACCTATGAACAGCTGTCGATGGACTGGGGCCAGGTCAACTATTCCTCGGCGCGCGCGGCTCTGCTCGAAGTCTGGCGCGGCTTCACCGCCCGCAAGGAGCACTTCGCGCAAGCCTTCATGGCGCCGATCTATGCCGGCTGGCTGGAGGAGGCGATCGACCGCGGCATCATCGAGCTACCGAAGGGGGCGCCCGAATTCGCGCGGGCCAAGGCCGCCTATTGCGCGGCCAAATGGATCGGTCCCGGCCGCGGCTGGGTCGATCCGCACAAGGAGGCGACCGCTGCGACCGAGCGCCTGGCCGCGGGCCTCTCGACGCTTGAGCGCGAGTGCGCCGAACAGGGCGAGGACTATCTCGAGACCATCCAGCAGCGGGCCCGCGAACGCAAGGAGATGCTGGCGCTCGGGCTTGATCCGGACGCCATGTTCGATCGCAAGCTGGCGCCATCGAATGACAGTGAAGATCAGCCGCCGGCGAAATCAGCGGAGGCGCTGGCATGATCCTGCGCCCTGAACTGGCAGCGCGTGTGTTCAACACGCCGCTGTTGATGCATCCGGGCAAGCTCGATGCGGCACTCGCCGGCATCGGCGGACGGATCGTCGAGGGCGGCGTGGTGCTGGAGGGCGTCGGAGAACGCGTCGATCATGTGGCGTTTGAGAATGGCCGGCCGTTGGCTGGTCGCATCGGCGATCGTACGGGTCGGCGATATGACGCCAACGGGTCAGCTATGTTCGACACGATCGATGGGGTCGCGCTGATCCCAATCGAAGGCACGCTGGTGCACAAGGGCGCCTATGTCGGCGCCATGTCAGGGCGGACTTCCTATGAGGGCCTGCAGGCGCAGGTGCTGCGCGCCATGCGCAACCCCGCGATCAAGGCCGCGGTGTTCGAGATCGACAGTTTTGGCGGCGAGCTTGCCGGCGCTTTCGAGACCGCGGACCTGATCGCCCGGCTGTCGGCCGACAAGCCAACCCTCGCCATTCTGACCGATCACGCTTTGTCGGCCGGCTACCTACTGGCGTCGGCGACGCGCCAGATCGTGCTGCCCGAACACGGGCGCGCCGGCTCGATCGGCGTGGTGACGTTGCACACTGATTGGTCGAAAGCGCTTGAGCAGCAGGGTGTGAAGGTCACGGTGCTACGGGCGGGCACACAAAAAATGGCTGGCAACCCGTTCGAGGCTCTGGCTGACGACGTCGCACAGCGGATCGTCGGCGATCTCGAAGCAGCAAGACAGACCTTCGCCCAGAGCGTTGGGCGTTACCGTGGCTCGCGTTTAACGGCACAAGCGGCTTTGGCCACCGAGGCGCAGGACTATCGCGGCCGGGATGCGGTAGCGATCGGCCTTGGTGATGCCACGGGGCACGCGCTCGACGCCTTCGACAGCTTTGTCGGCGTAATCAACCGGGGCAGGACGGCCCTTTAAGGAGAAATACATGCGGGACGTAATCCTGGCGGCTGCCGGTGAGGCGGCCGATGTGACGACTTTGGCTCCGCACGAGAAGACGGGTCCGGTGGTGGAGACCAGCGAAGACATTGCGACGGGAGTGGCACGGGCACGCTCGGCCGGCGAGGCGGAAGGCCTTAAGCAAGGTAGCGCATCTGAACGCACTCGCATCAGGTCGATCATCACCAGTGATGCAGCCAAGGGTCGCGAAGAGCTTGCGCATTACTTCGCCTTTGACACCGAGCTCGCAGCCGAGTTTGTGCTTGTGGCGCTGGCGAAGTCACCAGCAGCCAAGAGTAATCTCGACAGCGCCATGGCGCGCGAGGTGCAGCCTAAACTCGGTGCCGGCGGCGATCGATCGTCTGGAGAGCCGCAGCGCGTGATTAACACCGAAGAAATCTATGCCCGGCGCCGTGCGGCTGCCTCGGGTGCGTCCGCGCGCTGACCCTTAGCGTCTTCACTTTGGAATCGCCAACGTCCGCGCCGTCGTCGCGGCGAACGGGAGAGCTTTATGACCGTGCTGCATGAGAATCCGCATGATGGAAACTTCATTCTCTCGGAGGACGACGAGGGCCGGCTGTCGCGCGACAATATCGTGATCGCCTCCGGCGCCGGAGCGCTCCTACCAGGAACGTTGCTCGGCAAACTGACGGCCAGCGGCAAGTTCGCTCCCTCGCCCGAGACAGCGGCGGATGGTTCGGAGGCTGCCGTCGCCATTTTGGTCGGCCATGTCGATGCCACCAGTTCCGATGTGGCCGCGGTCGGGCTCATGCGCCACGCCGAAGTCAATCGCCATGGCCTCATCTACGACGCCAGTGTCGATGACGACCTCAAGAAATCCGCCAAACAGGATCAGCTGCGCGCAGTCGGAATCGTCGTTCGCTGATTTCAAAACGCGCGCCCCCGCAATATCCAAACCCCAGGATTGAACGATGGAACCTATTCTCGACGTGTTCAGCAATGACGCGTTTAACTTCGTCACGCTGACCGACAACATTAACAAGCTTCCCTTCGTGCCGGGGCGCCTGGGCGCGCTCGGACTGTTTACGGAGGCGCCGGTACCGACGACCTCGATCGCGCTCGAAGAGCAGTCCGGCATCCTCACCCTGGTCAACCCGACGCCGCGCGGCGGTCCGGGCGAAACCCGCCCTAAGCCCCTGCGCCGGGCGCGGGTTCTTAAGGTCCCGCACTATCAGCTCGACGACAATGTGCTCGCCGAGGAAGTGCAGAACGTGCGCGAATTCGGGCCGCAGATGCAGGCGCGCTCGGTCGAAACCTATCTGTCGGGACGGATGGAGATGTTTACCGCCCAGCTCGATGCGACGACCGAGTTCCAGCGGGTGGGCGCCATCAAGGGCCTGATCGTCGACCGCGATGGCAATGCGATTTACGATCTGTTTTCGGAGTTCGGCGTCACGGCTGTCACGCCGATCAACTTCGCTCTCGGCAGTGCCAATACCGCCGTCCGCAAGAAGTGTAGTCAGCTGGTTCGCACCATGTCGCAGACGCTGGGCGGGGTGGCCTTCACCAGCGTCTATGCGCTCTGCGGCGACACCTTCTGGGACGACCTGATAGAGCACGCCGAAGTGCGTGATACCTATCGCTACCAGGAGGGTGTTCGGTTGCGCGAGGGCGTGGTGTTCTCCACGCTGAAATACGGCGGCGTCACCTTCGAGAACTACCGCGGTTGGATCGGTGGCGGCACCGACGCGGGCGATACCGTAACCCCGTTTATCGATCCCAACGAGGCGCACTTCTTCCCGCTTGGCACGCCGAACCTGTTCAAGACGTTCTTTGCACCGGCGGATTATATCGAAACCGTCAATACGCTTGGTCTGCCGCGCTACGCCAAGGCGATCCCGTCCGACAACAACAAGTCCGTTCGTCTCGAGATGCAGACCAATCCGTTGTCGCTCTGCCTTCGGCCACGGGCGCTGATCAAGGGGCTCCATCATTAAGAGGTTCTCCGAGGCATGGATCTCGCGGCAACCTCAGCTTGACGCCGTCTTTGCCGAAACCATTCGCCTCGTTCCGATGCGACCAGGTGGCTATGCGGAAACTATGTCAGATCCGGATCGCGCCGACCGGCAGGTGCTTGCGATCATCACCGAAAGGCCAGAGCGCACGCGCACGTCCGACAATGCCGTGGGCCGCGACTTCGATCGAATGTTTGTCATGGCCGATACGGTTGCCAGCATTGACGCGGCCAGACTTGGCGACGAATGGCCGAAGGTCGGCGACCGGGTTGTTGCGCTTGAGCGGCCGCAGACGCCGGCCTTCGAGATCACGGTCGTGGAAAGCGATGGTCTCGCTCGTGTCCTTCTGTCGCTTGTGCGGATCACAACATGAGCCTTGCAGTCGCGGCCATCAAGATCGCGGCGCTGCGGTCGCTCAAGGGCCGGACATCGGCTGGGGATGCGGTGTTCGACAGCGCCGTTGAGCCGTTCGATGCGCTGCGCGACCAGGGGGCGCCGGTGATTGTCATCTACTGCGACAGCGGCAAGCGGCAGGTCGCAGGACGTGAGCTGTTCAGCGCGCCGCAGGTCATCGAACTGTCGATCGACATGTTCGTGGCGCAGGCGGTCACCGTCGATGCCGGCGAGACCGAGATCCGGATCCCGGCATCAGACGAAGGCAACGAGATTTATCTCCGGAGCCTGGCTTACGAGGTCGAGAAGGTCTTCCTGGCCGAAGCAACGGTTTGGCCCG